TAGCAACTCAATAGACGAAATAATAAAAGATACAAAACCTGACTATTTTATAAATTTTGCAGCCCAATCTTTTGTTGGAAGTAGTTGGCAAATACCTTTGCAAACTTTTGATGCTACAGCATTAGGTGTTCTTAGGTGTTTAGAAGCTATCAGAAAATATGCTTCAAATTGCAGGTTTTATTCTGCAGGGTCAAGTGAAGAAATGGGAGATGTAGTATATTCTCCACAAGACCTTAATCACCCTATAAGGCCAAGAAGTCCTTATGGAGCCGCAAAAGCAGCGGCAAGACATATAACTAAAGTCTATAGAGATTCTTATAATCTCTTTGCAATCCATTCTATTTTATATAATCACGAAAGCGAAAGAAGGGGGGAAGAATTTGTTACAAGAAAAATATCTAAAGGAGTAGCAAAAATATATAAAGCCATAATTGAAAATAAATCATTTGAACCTATAGAATTAGGCAATTTGGACTCAAAGAGAGATTGGAGTCATGCGGAAGATTTTGTCCGTGGAGTCTGGATGATGCTAAATCAAACTGATCCAAAAGAATATATTCTATCGTCAAATGAAACGCATAGCATAAGAGAGTTTGTTGAGAAAGCGTTTCAGATAGTTGGAATTCAAGGCCAATGGGAAAATGCAACGGGTGAAGCAGAAGGTGAAAAATTTGTCGCAATGATAAATGGCCAAAAGAATATTTTACTGAACATAAATCCTAAATTCTATAGACCAGCAGAGGTTAATCTACTTTTAGGAGACTCAGATCTAGCCAGACGAGAACTTGGATGGGTTCCAAAAATATCTTTTCATGAGCTTGTGAAAAGAATGGTAGAATCAGATTTAAAATTATGAATATTATAGAGAATATGTTAATACGCTTTTTTGACAAGGAAAACTATAAGAAAATAGATTATTTTAATAAATACAAAAAGAAGGAAAATATAAAGATCTATGATTGTTTTTTATTTTTTAATGAAAATGATTTATTAGAAGTTAGGCTACATGAACTTGATTCGGTTGTAGATTATTTTATTATTGTTGAATCAGAATATACATTCACGCAAAAAAAGAAATCAATTAATTTCGACCACGAAAGATTTGCCAAATTTAAGGATAAAATTATCTATATATGTAACAAAAAGTTTATAAAAATTCCTGACCCCTGGCATTCAGAAAAAATTCAAAGAAATTTATTATCCGAAGGATTAAAAAAAGCAAGTCCAAATGATTTAATAATGTTAAGCGATCTAGACGAAATACCAAAATCTTCTAGCGTTATAGAAGCTTTTTATAAAATTTATGGAGAAGATGTTCCAAACGTAGCATTCGAGATGGATTTATTTTCTTATAAATTAAACAATAAATGCACAAATTGCAAACCCTATGATTGTAGCGTTGCAACAAGATATAAATATATACAAGACATGGAGACTTTTCGCAGAAAAAAATCTTCAAATAAGATTAAAAATGCTGGATGGCACTTTAGTTCAATTGGAGAGCCAGAAGAGATTATATTAAAACTAGAGTCTTTCTCTCATAGAGAATATAATAAATGGCCAAATAATGATATTAATTTTGTCAAAGATAGACTTTCTAGGGGCCATTCTCACCTGTCTCATTCCGAAGATGTTTTTACTCCTATCTCAATAAATAAAGACTCATTTCCAAAATATTTATTTTACAATCAAGAAAAGTATGCTAAACTTATATTAGGAGAGACTAAACGTGAAACTATCTGGACACAAATTATGCATTTTTATAATAAAAAAGTTTGTCAAATCAAAAAATATACCTTGGGGCTACGAAATAAATCAAGCGAAAAAATTAATTAAGTTTGAACCAAGAGCTATATTTTGGTTTAAAATTAAATCAAAAGAATTAAAATCTCTAGACTGGTTATTATCTTATGACGGTAAAAAGTTTCTTTTGAAAGAAAAAGCCTTATTAGATGTTGACAAAGATATTAAAATGACATATAATCTAAAAGATGATAAAATTGGAACTGATAAACATATCACAAGAAAACCAAAAACATTAAAGGAGTTTTTAAATGGCTAGACCTAAATCAATTCAAGAAGAAGTCGTTCAAGGGCCTATATCAAATGATAGGTTAAAGGCTTTCTTAAAAGACAATAAAGAGGATCACTATAACTTTGAAGAAGAAACTTACTATAAAGTGTCTTCTGGTAGTTTAAATTTAGATTTTGTAATGGGAGGAGGCTTTAGTCCTGGGCTTCACAGATTCTTAGGCATGAATGAAGGTGGCAAAACCTCAGAAGCACTTGAAGTTATGAGAAACTTTCTTAAAACTATTCCCAACTCAAGAGGAGTGCTAATCAAAGCGGAAGGCAGATTATCTAAAGAAATTCAAGATAGATCTGGATTAGAATATGTTACAGACCCTGATCAATGGAATGATGGAAACTGTTTCGTTTTTGAATCTAATATTTTTGAAACAGTATCAGAACTTATGCTTGAACTAGTTAAGAATAACCCAGAGAATAAAAAATATTTGTTTATTTTGGATTCGGTTGATGGATTAATGCCAAAGAATGATGCATCAAAGTCTTTGTCAGACGCTACGAAAGTAGCAGGAGGAGCAGTAATATCATCGGTCTTAATGAAAAAAATGTCTATTGCTCTTGCCAAGAGAGGCCATATGGCGATTTTTATTAGTCAAGTCAGATCAGATATTAAGCTAGACCCTTACGCAGCAAATAAAGATATAAGACAAACAACCGCAACGGGGGGAAATGCATTGTTGCATTTTGCAAACTGGATTATTGAATTTGAGCCAAGGTTCAATAAAGACCTCATTTTAGAAAAACCCAATGAAAAATATGATCCAATTAAGAATAAAATCATTGGTCATACAGCAAAACTAACAATTAAAAAGTCTACAAATGAAACAACAAATCATAAAGTAGAATATCCAATTAAACATGGTCGCAAAAGCGGAACATCTATCTGGAGAGAGTACGAAATTATTGATCAGCTCATCGCTTGGCAATTTGTCACAGCAAAAGGAGCATGGATTACTGTAGGAGATGACCTTATTAAAGAGCTTAAGAGCGCAGATCTAGAGCTATCTAAGCAACACCAAGGCATGGATAATTTTAGGAAGTATCTTGAAGAAAACCCTAAGATTACAGAATATTTATTTGAAAAATATAAAAAACTTATTCCTGCATGAGATTATATAGTCTAAATGGAAAACTTGTAAATAAAAATGTTTCAAAGTATTTGATAGATTGGAATAAGTCAAGTAGAAGTAAAATACAATTTAATGTAAAAAAATTTTTTCAGCAATATTGGCAAAATCACATTGTTTACGAAGAGTTTCCAGTATACGGATCTTTAATGAAAGTAGACCTACTTAATGCAACTAAAAAAATCGCAGTAGAAGTAAATGGAGAACAGCACGAAAGTTTTAATGAATTTTTTCACGCCAATTCGCGGATGAATTATCTGCAAAGTCTTAAAAGAGATTGTAAAAAAGCGCAATGGCTAGAAAAGAATAATTTTAAATTTATAGAAATTTATGAAAAAGATTTGAAAAATTTATCTCCCAATTTCTTCTCAGAAAATTTCGATATAAACATATTTTAGTGTAAATTTTTATGTGCAGAAAAATTTTCCTAACTCGCTGCTCGAAGCTTTAAACGAAAATTCATTTGGAGGATTTATTTTATTCAATTTTAATTCCGAAGGGGATCCTCAAGTAATGACAAAATTCGATAATCAATTAAATGCAATGGCATTACAGCAATACGTTAATTATTGGGCAGAAGCAATGAATTCTTTAAATATTGAATGCACAATACAAAATATTGCAGACCTCAGCAAAAAGAAACGCAAGAAAAAAGATTAGTTGACTTAAAATTAAATCTAGAATAGAATTATATTGTATGCCTATATATTCAGTTCAAGTAGAGCGCCATGTTCTAGGTGGCCTCATTAGAAATCCAGAAGTATTTTTTGATGTATCAAAATTTATTTCAGAAAAAGATTTTTATAATGATGTACATACCACAATCTTTTCATGCATAAAAGACGAGTTAAATAAGAACAACAAGATTGATAAAATATTATTGGCGCAAAAAATTAAAAACTTAGGAATTTCTTTTAAAGATGAAATAGATATATTTTCATACATTGATGCGTTGGCTCTTACTCAGATCAATACTCAAGGCACAATTAACGCCTGTAAAGAATTAAGTAAGATTAAAGTTCGGAGAGAGCTTTTTGAAACAGCTGAAAATGTAAAGAAATTTGTTAAAGAAAATGCAGAAGACGGAATTGACTCTATCGTTTCTAAAGTAGATGAAATCTATAATAATAAAGTTAGTCAATATTACCTCGAAGGAGAACCAGTTAATCTATTTGAGGAAATGGAAAGTATTATTGAAGAAATAGGCAATAACCCAAGAGAAGAAACTGGTCTAAAGACTCCATATAATAATTTTAATAATCTATATGGAGGTCTAAAACAAGGGAATATTTATTCTATAGTAAGTAGGCCTGGTCAAGGGAAAAGTACATGGCTTAATGATATTGCCTATAAAACAGCAAACGTTCATAATAAAAATACAAAAGCTTTAATTTTAGACACTGAAATGTCTACTTTAGATACTCAAATGAGACTAGTGTCAAGTATATCTGGCGTTCCACTTTGGTTTATTGAAACTGGCAACTGGAGAAAAAATCCAGAGATGATCCAAAAAGTGAGGGATGCTTGGCCAAAAGTTAAAGGAATGACTCATTACCATTATCATGTAGCAAATAAAAATGTAGATGAAGTATCATCTATTATTAGAAGATGGTACTATACAAAAGTGGGCAGAGGAAATCAAGCGCTCATAGTTTACGATTATATCAAATTGACTGGTGAAAAAGTAAGTCAAAATTGGGCAGAGCATCAAGCTATTGGCGATAAGATTGATAAATTAAAAAGAATCTCAGAAGAAATTAAATGCCCAGTTATTACTGCGATGCAGTTGAATAGAACAGGAGAAAACTTTAACAGAAGTGCAAATCAAGTTACTGATGACAGTTCTGCAATTGCACTATCAGATCGTATGCAATGGTTCGCGTCATTTGTAGGAATTTTTAGGAGAAAGACTCAAGATGAAATACAAGTAGATGGAGAACAGTTCGGGACACATAAACTAATAGCTATTAAAACAAGATTTCAAGGCAGAGAAGGAGCAGGTCACCACGACCTTGTCCGCAGAAGAGTTGGCGAGAATGAATTTAAATATTTCAATAACTATATTAATTTTGATGTTAATAATTTTAATGTAGAAGAACGAGGAACTTTACGAGAAATTGTAGACGCAGAGAATGAAAGGTTAGATTTTGACCAAGGCGGAACAAATGAAGACGGAGAATTAATATGAATGTAAAATTAATATCTATAACTCAACCATATATTGATGGAATAAATAATGCTGAAGATCTCGTTGCCTATTGTGCTAGAGTTAGTAATCCATCTAATCAAATGAATACAGAGACTGCGCCAAAATTATTAGGATTTTTAATCAAACATAAACATTGGTCTCCATTTGAATTAGTCGATATGACAGTAGAAATTAAAACGAGCAGAGCTATTGCAGCGCAAATTCTAAGGCACAGGTCCTTTTCCTTTCAAGAGTTTAGTCAAAGATACAGCATGGCAACCGAATTTGAAGATGTTGAATTAAGACTTCAAGGAGATAAAAATAGACAAGTAGGTGAGAATCTCATGCCAGTTACAAATCCCGCATATGAAAATATTAGCCATTTGATTGCAGAATCCATAGCATTATCTCAACATTGCTATGAAACTATGATTGAAAATGGTGTCGCTAAAGAAGTTGCTAGAATGGTATTACCCCTGACCACAGAAACAACAATGTATATGAAAGGATCTTTAAGAAGCTGGATTCATTACCTTGAATTAAGAACAGAGCAAAATACGCAGAAAGAACATAGAATAATCGCAGATAGATGTAAAAAGATATTTGTAAAAGAATTTCCTTTAATTAGCGAAACATTACAATGGAAAACATAAAAGAAATTTTATCTAATTTAGGATACAATCTCAAAGAATATTCGAAAGAATATCGAACAAGACCATTATATAGAGATTCTGATAATGAAAATGTTCTAGTAATATATAAAGATTCTGGAAAATGGGTAGACTTTAAAGAGAATCTCACGGGTAATCTACAAGATTTAGTCAGAATAACATTAAATTTATCTAACAATGTGGAAGCTAAAGAATGGATAAATCAAAAAGCGCCAACAATAAATACTTATACTGTTTATAAAAAACCAGAAATTAAGCAAGTAAAATGTTATTCGCCGGACGTTTTACTTAAATTAGTCAAAGATCATAGCTTTTGGAATAAAAGAGGGATTAGCAATGAGACAATGGAGCAATTTGAAGGAGGAATTCTTAAAGAAGGAAGAATGAAAGGAAGATATGTTTTTCCTATATTTAATAAAGAAAGACAATTAATAGGGGTTGCAGGACGAGACATCTTAAATCGAAATGAAAAAATGTGCCCCAAGTGGAAACTCGTAGGAGATAAAGTAAACTGGAAATATCCACTACAAATAAATTCAGATATTCCATCTGAAGAAAAAAGCGTTATTCTTGTAGAAAGCATAGGAGATATGCTTGCGTTATGGGATGTTGGAATTAAAAATAGCATAGTAACTTTTGGATTAAATCTTAGTACAGGAATTCTTAATAGCTTACTAATTTTAAATCCAAATAAGATTTATATATCATTTAATAACGATTGTCTAAACAATAATGCAGGAAATTTAGCCGCAGATAAAACCAAGGAAAAATTGTTAAAACATTTTGATAAACATCAAATACGAATTGCATTGCCAATAAGAAAAGATTTTGGCGAAATGACGAAAGAAGAAATTAAACAATGGAAAATAAACCTTTAAAAGTATTATCAGCCTCTAGAATTAAAACTCTTGAGACCTGCTCGTGGGTGTATTGGAATAATTATCATACTAAAATTCCACAAACTCAAAATGACGGAGCTCTAAGAGGAACAGTTTGTCATAAGATATTTGAAATCCTATTGAATAAAAAGCATAAGAAGCATTTTACATCAATTATCAAAAGCAACTCTATCAAAGGAAGCAGAGCGATTGAAAGATTGACTAAAAAATTAATTAATCAAGCTCCACTAGATATAAGCAATTTTGAAATTATTGATGATATGATTTTAGTAGGATTAAAACATGATTTTTATGGTGAAGACGGTAAAATCGTATCGCCAGAATACGCTTTTGAGATAAAGAGCGATAGCCCTAAATATCATATTAAGGGATTTATCGATAAGCCTATTAAAACGAAAAATAAAATGCTTATAATTGATTATAAAAGCTCCAAAGCTAAATTTAGGGGAGATGATTTGGAGGCTAATATTCAAGCCATGACCTACAGTTTAGCGAGCAGGAAGATATGGCCTAAACTTAAGCCTATAGTAAGGTTTCTATTTTTAAGATTTCCAAAACAACCAATCCAAGAACTTGAATTTGACGAAAATCAAATTAAAGGATTTGAATACTATCTTGAATATGTTAATACTCATATAAATAATTTTGATATAAATAGTGCTGAATCAAATTTTGCCGCAGATAATCCCAAAAACAAATGGATGTGTGGAGTTGGCAATTGGAAATGTCCCTATAAAGATTCTTTTGAATATTATGTAAAATTAAATGAAAAGAATGAGATTATTGAATCCAATTTCAATGGTGAATTTAAAAATATCGAAGGATTTAAAATTGAAAAAAGGCAATACGCAGGGTGTCCAAGGTTTAATAATGTTTCTATAAACCAGTCTACAAACGATATATTAGAAGAAATGTCCTCAACAACAAAAGATGATTTTAACGATTTATCTTGACATTATATATAATATAAAGTATAAATATTAAATGCATAAAGTTATTCCATTGTTTAAAAGCCATTTTTCTATCGGGAAAAGCATATTGACTCTTGAAGACGAGAGTCCAGAAGAAAATGGACCAGATTCTATTATCGAGATCGCAAAAGAGAACAAATTAAAGAAAGTCTTCTTAGTAGAAGATTGTTTCAGTGGTTTTCTTCAAGCTTATAAAAATTTAAAACAAAATAATATTGATTTGATTTTTGGCATTAAATTTGTTTTTTGCGAGAACATTAACAATAAGAATGAAGAAGAACTTAAAAAACATCATAAGTTAATTATATTCGCTAACGGGAATGAGGGGTATAAAACATTAATTAAATTATGGACAAAAGCCAGTACAGAAGGGTTCTACTACACTCCAAGATTAGATATGCAAATTTTAAAGACGCACTTTAACGAAGGTATAAAACTAGCAATACCATTCTATGATAATTTTATGTTCAATAATGCATTTAAAGGATATCAATGTATATCATTTATAGAAAATTATAAACCAACGATATTTGTAGAAGATAATCAATTGATTTTTGATAATATTCTTAAAAATAAAATGCTAAAGTTTAGTGAATCAAATAAACTCGAAGTCATTAAAACAAAAAGCATTTATTATAAAGAAAGGAAAGATTTTAAAAGCTATCTTACTTTTAGATGCATTAACAATAGAACTACATTAAATAAACCTGAGATAGAGCATATGTCGAGTAATGAATTTTGTATGGAAAGTTGGAGGGAGCAAAATCATGGATGAGCATTTATTAAGATTTAATAAAGATAAAACATTTTTATTTATAGACTGCGAAACATTTAATCTATGCTTAAACTATTGTCATAATTTACCTTGGCAAATCGCTATGCTTAAATGCCAAGGAGATAAAATTATTGATTCTAAAGATGTCTGCATCAAGTGGGATACGCATTTAAAAATAAGCAAAGACGCGGCTAGGATAACTAGATTTGACCCAAAAAAAATAGAAAAAAATGGTATTAGTCCAGAAGCATTTTTTCCAACATTAAAAGATTGGATAGAGAAGGCGGATTATATAGTAGGACATAATATAGTAGGATTTGATCTGTACATAATTAATGAATACTATAAATTTATGAAGCAGGAACCCTTAGATTTTATATCTAAAAGTATTGATACTAATCTTTTATACAAAGGCATAAAAACCTCAACAGTATTTGACTCGAAAAAAGAAACTTTACCAGAATATATGTATAAATTATACCATACAAAAGTTAAAAATGTTAAAACTAATTTAACTGCGGCAGGAAAAGATCTAGATATAAATCATGATTATGATTCTTTGCACGACGCCTTATCAGATTTAGAGTTAAATTTTAAAGTATGGAATAAAATAAAATATATGATTAATATTTGATTGCATTATACATAAGAAAAGGATATAATTTAATTATGGCATCAATGGATTTTATATATGATATTCTCAATAAATTTGAGAAAGAAAATATCGACTACCTGTTAATAACCTTACAGCATGGCAAAACAAATAGCAAGGCTGACGTATTTTATGCATTGAATAATGAAGAAAAATCATTCGCAGCCTTAAAAGAAGGTTTATCAGAGTTTCAAAGAAATCTAGATAAATCCATCAACAAGTATAATAAAAAACGTAAAAAAAGAAAGAATGACGACGAAGATATCTGATTATATTAATTCTTTTCAAAAGATTTCACTACCTCTTTATGGAGTTCGACTTCCAGAATTTAAGGTAAAACCCGAACATAAAAGATCTCTGGGTTTATCTGAGGACGCATCAAATATAGACTTTTTGAAAAAGCTTGCCTACTCTAATTTACCTAATAATAAAGATTATAAAAAACGCTTAGACCACGAATTTGATGTTATAGAAGATTTAGGATTTATAGATTATATAATATTAGTTTGGCTCGTTATTAATTACTGTAAAGAAAATGAGATTCCAACAGGTCTAGGTAGAGGAAGTGCTGCCGGAAGCCTTATCCTATTCTTAATAGGAGTAACAAAAGTAGATCCGATAAAGCACAATTTGTATTTCGAAAGATTTATATCTAAAATTCGAGCAAAAAAACAAGTTGTTGATGGAGTAACTTATCTTGACGGAAGCTTGATGTGTGATGTTGATTTGGATATTTGCTATTATAATCGTCACAAAGTAATTGATTTTCTTAACGATATATTTCCAAATAGAATTAGCAAAATATTAACATTTAACACTCTTAGTGGAAAACTTTTAATTAAAGAGTGCGGTAAAATTGTAGAAGAAAAAAGTGAATCAGAAATGACTAGCGTAAGCTCTTTAATACCTAAAATATTTGGGCAAGTTAAAGATATTTCTGAAGCCTATGATGATGTAGAAAAATTTAAAGAATGGTGTGATGAAAATCCAGGGATATATAATATAGCTCTTAAATTAAGGAACTTAATTAAAAATAAAGGGATTCATCCTTCGGGCATACAAATTTCACACACCCCTTTATCAGGAACATGTCCCTTAGAACTTTCGTCAGATAAAGAGCAAGTAAGCGCTTTTGACATGAATGATATTAGTCAATTTAACGTAAAATTAGACCTCTTAGGATTAAGAAGTGTTTCAGTAGTCTATGATGTATGTAAAATGATTAATAAAAAAATAGAAGATATAGATATAGAAGATGTATTTATATATCAACAGCTACAAAACTTAAAAAGTCCTCATGGTCTGTTTCAAATTGAAGCAGATACGAATTTTAAAGTTTGCAAAAAAGTAAAGCCTCGGAATTCAGAAGAGTTAAGTGCCGTATTAGCTCTAGCACGACCTGGAGCATTACAGTTCGTAGATCAATATGCTAAATACGTAGAAACTGGAGAATTTCAATCTATCCATCCATTTTTTGATGATATTCTAAGACGTACAGGCGGAGTTGCACTATATCAAGAACAGCTTATGCAAATGGCACATAAGATAGGATTTACGCTTGATGAAGCCGAGATATTAAGAAGAATAGTCGGTAAAAAGAAGGTTGATGAAATTAAATCTTGGAAAGAAAAGATTGAAAAGAAATGCATCAAGAATAATCTTCCTAAAGAAGTAAGTGAAGTATTATGGAAAATTTTAGAAGACTCAGCAAATTATTCGTTTAACGCAAGTCATAGTCAAAGTTATGCGGCACTAGCTGCAATTACAATATATTTAAAATTTAAATACCCTAAAGAATTCTTTTTATCACTGCTAAGAATGACGAGATTTGAACCTGACCCTATCAGCGAGATATCAAAAATACATAAAGAAATGGATTTATTTAATATAAAACTATTACCACCTCATATTATCAAATCTGAGATGGATTTCAGTGTTGAAGAAAATGATATAAGATTTGGATTATTATCTATCAAGGGCATTTCAGATAAATCGATTGAAAGGCTAAATAATTTTAGAAATAAATATGCAACAAAATTTGATGTTTTTAAATCTGCGCAACAAGCAAAGCTATCAATCAGAGTATTATCTCCTCTAATCCAAGCTGGCGCGCTTGAGAACTTTAAACAATCTAGGAGTAAAGTAGTATTAGAAGCCCAACTTTGGAATATTTTAAATCAAAATGAACAAAAATATGCGATGATGTATGGAGAGAAGTTTGATTACGATCTATTTAAAATAATCAAATTTTTGAATACGACTAAAGACGATAAAGGAAAAATTATAGTCAAAGACTCTAGGCTAGAAACGATTAGAAAATCTTACGCGCCTTATAAAAAGATTTATGAACAAAACAGTAAGAATGAAAGGTTTGCTAATTGGTATTATGAAAATAAGCTTCTTGGCTATACATACAACACAAATCTAAAAGATATATTTTCTGATCAAAAGCCGGATTTATTAAATATCAGAGAGGTAAATGATGCCCCAAATGGCTTGCCAGTATTATTTATAGGAGTAATTAAAGATAATTATTTAGGTGTTGCTAATAACAGTAAAAAAACAAGATATCTAAGATTAAACGTTCAAGACGAAAATTCTACCATAAATACTTTGATTTTTAATGATAAGATAGAAGAATGCAAAGAAATGAATAATAGCCTACCAGTAGAAAATAATATAGTTATCATAAGAGGGAAAAAGAAGAGTGAGGATTCTGTATTTGCAGATATTATAGCTATACAAGATCATAAGATATTTATGAAACTAGGAGAAATTAAAGAAAAATAACTTGATTTATTAATTAATAATTGATAATATATAATATATGATACAGATTTATAAACCTACACCTCGTAATACTGGTACCGCTTGTAGTTTTTCATTTAATAATATAGATGGTAATTTTTATTTAAATTTAATTAAACAAGCCTCATGGAATGATCAAAAAAAGATAGGCAACTTTTCAGAAAACGCTCAAAATCCAGAAAAGAAAGTCGTTGTTAAATTATCAAAAATCGAAGTTTGTGGCATTTTAGATGCTCTAGACAATAATAGAACCGCAGACTTTTTTCATAACTCAGAGAATCAAAAATTAGGAATTAAATTTTCTCCTTATATTAGAGAAGACAAGCAGATTGGATATAGCTTAAATGTAATTAAAAACTCAAAAACCCAAACAACTCAACCTCCAGTTAGCTTTCTAATTGGTTTTACATTTGCTGAATCTAGAATGGTGGCAGAATATATTAAATTTGGATTAGGCCATATTTTCGCTACAGAACGAAGCGAAGAAATTAAAAGATTAAAAAATGCAAAATCAAAGGCTTTAGAAAATAGGAAACAGAAAGATATATCAGAAGATATTGAAGAGGACGCAGAATTATCAGATAAAGAAGACGATCTTTGGTAGAAATAATGCGGAAGAAGATTCTATTTCAATCTGATTTTGCTTTAGCGAAAACTGGATTTGGCAGAAACGCTAAGGCAATATTAAAATATTTATACAATACTAATAAATATGAGATTGTACATTATTGTTGCGGCATGCAAAAGGGAAATCTACAGCTAGAAAGAACTCCATGGAAAAGCATAGGATCATTACCTAATACACAGCAAGATTTAGAAAAATTAAATAAAGATCCTCATTTAGCGAGAATGGCTAGTTATGGAGCCTATTTAATTGATGAAGTTATCAAAGAAGAAAAACCAGATATATACATAGCGGTTCAAGATATTTGGGGCGTAGATTTTGCAATAGACAAGCCATGGTTTAACAAAATAAATTCAGTAATATGGACGACACTAGATTCATTGCCCATATTAGACTCAGCAGTAAAATGTGCGCCAAAAGTTAAAAACTATTGGATATGGAGCGATTTCGCAACCCAAGCTTTGCATAAACTTGGTCAAACTCATGTAAAAACCATTCATGGAGCGCTCGATACACAAAATTTTTTCCCTTTAGAGCAAGACCAAAAATTAGAATTAAGAAAAAAGCTAAATATTGATCCAAACAAATTTATAATCGGATTTGTATTTAGAAATCAATTAAGAAAAAGCGTGCCCAATCTTTTAGAGGGATATGCTTTGTGGAAAAAACAGAATAATATACAAAACTCTGGGCTTCTACTTCATACTCATTTTGGAGAGGGATGGAATATATTAAAACTGGCAAATGAGTATGGCATAGATCATAAAGATATATATACGACTTATGTATGTAAAAATTGTGGAGAATATGAAGTCAAGAACTTTACAGGACAAGATCTAGACTGCAAGCATTGCGGAGCTCAAAAGACACAAACGACAACAAATGTGTCAATAGGAGTCACAGAAGAACAATTAAATGAGATATATAATTTAATGGATGTCTATTGTCATCCGTTTACAAGCGGAGGACAAGAAATACCAATTCAAGAAGCTAAATTAGCAGGACTTCTTACTTTAGTCACAAACTATTCTTGCGGAGAAGAAATGTGCAAAGAAGAAGCTCATAGCTTGGCTCTCGATTGGTCTGAATACAGAGAGCACGGAACAGAATTTATTAAAGCATCTACAAGTCCTAAATCCATAGCAGATAACATAAATAAAGCTTTCACTATGCATAAAGAAGAAAGACTAAGACTTGGACTAGAAGCCAGAAAATGGACACTTGATAATTTTTCCGTAGAAACAATTGGGAAAATTATAGAAAATTTTGCAGACGCATCAAAAACTATAGATAAAGATCTAATTTTTAAAATAGATGAAAAAGATCCATACGCAACGATCCCAGAAATTAATGATGATTCAGAATGGTTGATATTTATGTATCATAATATATTAAAAATGCATACGGTTGATCAAAATGACGATGGCCATAAATATTGGATGAATGAAATTAAGAAAGGCACCAAAAGAATAGACATAGAAAATTATTTTCGTAATGTTGCCTTGCAAGAGAATGCAAAGAATAAATCCGCCCAATTTGAAGATCTTTTAGATAAAAACGATAACGGAAAAAGATTATTATATGTAATGCCAGAAAGCATAGGTGATGTATTTTTATCTACGAGTTTATTTCAATCAATAAAAGAGCAATATCCAGAATATAATCTATACGTTGCTACAAAACCAGAATATTTTGAAATCCTCGAAGGCAATGAGTATGTACATAAAGTAATACAATATATTCCCCAAATGGATAGTTTAGTGTGGTTGGAGGGAATAGGAAATCATACAGGATATTTTGAGATAGCATTTTTACCATATACGCAAACCCAAAGAGTTTTGACATATCTTCACAATGGTAAAACAAAGATAGCTTACAAGGACTATAAATATGCATCTAGTTGAAACATACGCGCTTAATTGTGGCTTAAAGATAGGTAAACCATTCATTTATGAAAAATATTGCCCAATTCCATTTGAGAAATATATATCTTTTCAGCCTTGCAGTAAATATGAAGCTAAAAGCTATGATTTATGGGGAGAAGTTATATCTTTGATATCTCCGTATCTAAAAAGCAAAGATATCCATATCGTTCAAATAGGTGGAAAAGATGAAAAACCAATTGAGGGATGTTATCATTTACAAGGCAAAACTAATATAAATCAAGCAGCCTATTTAATTAAAGGGGCAATTCTTCATTTTGGTGCAGATAGTTTTGGGGTCCATGTAGCAAGCAGTTATAATAAACCAATAGTATCTTTATATTCTAATAGTAGACCAGAAAATGCTGGACCATATTTTGGTGATAAACATCTAACAAGAATTTTAGAAGCAGATAAATCTAATAGAAGGCCAAGTTATTCTGCCACAGAAAGTCCAAAGACAATTAATGAAATTGATCCAATAGACATAGCAAATTACATTCTTGAACTACTAGGTGAAAATATGCTTAATATTAAATCTTTATATATTGGACAAGAATATTCTAGAAAACTAATAGAATCAGTACCAGATTCAGTAATAGCTGATATAAGCAAGCTAAATGTTCAGTCATTGATTATGAGACTAGATTATCATTTTAATGAAGAAGTGTTAGGGGAGCAATTAAAAAGAAATAATTGTTCTATTGTTACATCTAAACCAATAAGTAATGATATTTTGACAATGTATAAAGATAATATAGCTCAAATAATATATGAAATTGACGAAAGTCATGATGTAAATTTTGTAAAAAATTTGAGAAAATTAGGGAAACCATTCGTCGTCTCTACTCAAAAAGATCAAGATTTTATTAAAAGAATAAAACTACAGTATATGGATTTAACAAGTATTGTAAAGATAGAGAAAGCTAAAAAAGAAGATATTAAGGAGATCGCTAATATTGATCTAAATAATATATTGTATAAATCTAATAAGTTGACTATAAGTATGGGTAAAATATACAACTCAAAAGCCGCTTATCTAAATAAAATTCCTTATGAAGGTAATCCTATAAAAGTTATAGACACAATAGAGTTTTGGGAAGAATCAAAATATTTATACTTATTTAAGTTGACATAATACTAAAATTATAGTACTATTCTTAAATGGAAGAATCAAAATCTATTAACAGTACAGAGCTAGCAAAAATGCCTAGTTTCACAGTAGAACAATCGGATAAAATTGTGCCACCTAAAGTCTTTAGAAGAAATTCTTATGGCCTTCTAGAGAATGATAATATAAACTATATCTTTAATGAAGATGGGTCTATCAACTGGAGAGCTATGGTGAAAACCCAATACTTAGTACCAAATAGGCAGAAAACACAAGAAACAGATGTCTCCAAATTGGAGGATAAAGATCTATTAATTTTACTTGGAGGAATTAAAGAGTTAGCGCAGATTAGAGGATTCACTAGCGTAGAATATAATGTAATAAGTGCTACAGATAATTATTTCGCTACTTCTTGCAGAATTACATGGGTTCCTAATTATGAAACAGAAAATCGCCCAGTAATATTCGAAGCCTTAGCAGACGCTTCTCTTGTTAATACGAAAGATTTTGCTCGTTATTTTCTAGCTGCGATAGCAGAAAATAGGGCCTTTGTTCGCTGTGTCCGCAATTTTTTAAAAATTAATATTGTATCTCAGGAAGAGTTAGGAGATGCAAAACTTGGTCTTGTTGCAAAAGAGGATTCTGAAAAAGAGAATCCAATGAATCCAACGGTTCTTTTAGAGAAAATCATGCAAGAAAAAGGTATAACTTTTGACACTCTAAAGAAGAAGTTAGTTAAAGAAAAGTTTGAAAATGCAGATAATTTTAACTCCGTTAAAGATGTTCCTAAAAGTAAAGTATTTGAATTAATTGAAAGAATAAAAAAAGTTTAATTTTTGATCATTAAATAGTTTCCACTTCTATATATTCCACCTATTGGAAGACTAGATGTGTTAGTGTGTTGGGGGAGCTTAGTAATATCTAAAACAATTGGAGACATATTCGCAGCATTTCCAGTTATATAAACTCCCCCAGAGAAAAATAATACCATAGTATTATCTTGAAATGTATTTTTTATTCCAGTAGTTGAATCTGTGATTATTGAAGTTCCATCTTTAAGGTTCTGCACATTTCTTCCAAGCACATAAGAATAAGACCCAGAAACTAAGTTATTGGTACCTGCTAAAATACTAGAACTTATCCTGTTTGTATTTCTATTTGCATTATAAATATAATTTCCAGATCCACCAAGAATATTGGAAAATTGTATATTACCGCTAATTGTATTTGAATATCCGCCAACTATATTAGAAAATGCAACCTGTGGATATTTTGTTTCTTGTGCGATAGCATCGATAACGTTATTACTTCTTCCACCAGCAATCGTGTTAAAATCACCAAATATCGAATTAATTGTGCCCCCTGCAATATTAGAAACAACGCCCTTAATATAATTTCCAGTTCCTCCTGCGACAGTATTACTTCCAACATCTTCAAATCCAAACGAAGCCAAACGAGCATAGTCATAATCCTCAAGAACAACTTTAGCTATATTTTTATCAAGTTCCATATCTGTAGCAACATAATCAATAATTAGCCCACTTAATTGTTGAACTGGATTCGCACCGGTCAAAGAAATAGAATAAAAATCATTACTTCTATAATTAAATAAATTAGTGTTAAATACTCTACGCACATAGGGAGAAGCGGGGTTATTTGTATATGCACTTGCAAAAAGAGTGTGTTTTTTAATAATATTATTTCTTAATGGGATGTCAAAATAACCGCTAATTTTTAAATTCTGATCTGCAATTGTAAACCTATCTAATGATGTTCTTGTATAAATACCCGTATTTCTTGCGGTCACTACATGAAGCCTAATAGATTCCAGATTCTTCAGTGGTTTAGATAAACTAATTTTAAAGCCGGTTTGATTATAAGAATGAATATGAGAACTATAATGATTATCAGAATTAATATTTTCCACCGTTGAAAAAACGGCAGAAGGATAATCACCATATGGAATATCATATAAGCTTGTTTTTATGGTAGTCCCAGTGATATCATACACTCTAACATCGTATCTTACAGAATCTTCGGTATAAATTCCCGTTTTATAAATACCAATATTGAAATGAGCATTTTCTAGCAAACGATCTGTAAAATTAATTTTAAATCTATTGTTTTCTCTTCCAGTTATGTTATAGTGATAATAATTATCACCACCGCTTATTTGATTAATTATTACAGCATAATTAGATCCATAATTTCCTGGAAACTGCGCGGGAAGATCGATGTTGTGAGTTTGATATCCTTGTGGAAGACTTACCCTAAATATTTGATATCGGTAAGTATTTGGATCTGGGCTACGATTGCCAGTAAAAAATCCAGTATATCCTAAGAAATCAACATATAAGAATTCGTCTTCTATATTTATATCTTTACTTAATTTAAATTTTAACGCATTTGGTAAAGTATCAGTAATGCTATTTAAATAAAAATTATTAGAATATGGTCGATTTATTTCTAGAAATGATATTGCTGTTCCAGTTCGGACGCCAATATTAAAATTTACATCATTACCAATATGTAAATTTTGTAAAGGATGAATTTTTCCAACTTCTAAATTTTTTGAAACATTGAATTCTAACCCACTAAAAAATCCAGTTTCTCCAATGAAAAAATTACCTATTGCATTTTCATTAAGAACTCCAGTAAATCTTACTTCAAATCCAGTTACATTAAGATTTTGGATAGTATATTTTTCTGATAGACTTTCTCCTTTTTTATTTCCATCTTCAATATATATATTCGAAAGTATAGATATGCTAGAACTATTAAGACTCGTATCAAAAAATGGTGTTGTAAATAGTATAGGGTATACAGTTAGTCCTTTATTAAAACCAGATTTTAATACTTTAAACTCACAAATTTGATTATTACTTCTATTCTCAAAGCTTCCAGAGAATAGACTAGGAGAGGTTAAACTAACCCAAGAATGAATCTTGAAAATTTGTCCCTCATATAGACCAGAATTTAAGCCTATAATATATCCAGATGTTTGAATAGGATAATATTTATCTACATAAATTTGATTCTTGAATATATTAACAGTATTAAATATAGCTAATTTATTAGTAAAAATTTCTTGTGGATAAATTAATTCAAAATTAGTCCTACCATTACTTGGCGGCACACCAGTTCCGGTGAACGTTGCTATAAAGATTTGATCTGCAATCGATGATAGACCAGTTTGGCTTGCATCAATCTTGTTCATTGATCCACCGGCTATATTGCAGTAGGCACCAATGATTAAATTATTACTTCCACCCACGATTGTTGAATCATTGGCCTCAAAAGTTTGTAATTTTGTAATTATATTATTTTTTCCGCCTAATACAGCCGATCTCCTTGCTCCACTTAAAAAGTTTGTTGATCCGCAAGCTAAGGCATTATTACTAATGCCCAATATTGAATTTGCTTCTCCTAAAGCAACAGCAAAAGATGAATTTACTGTATTTCTAGAGTTAATATCTCTAGAAGTAGTTACTACCCCAGATAGAGGTCCCACAACATCTAAACCAACGCCATCAAATTTAATATAATTAAACTCATTTCCAACTCTAAATTTTGGCCGATTTACATTATATCTATTATCATAACCTAAATAGAATCCGCTTCCCTCGTCAACATTAATATCATTTGGAGTTTTTATATATCCAGAATATAAGCCCTCTTGACCAATATTTAAATCACTTGTAATATTTGAACTCTCTGAGAGAAAGAGCTGAGTAGCCGTAGAGCCAAACTCATTCGTAAATGGCAACCAGTTTGAATTACCAAGGGCTGGATACGATCCACTACTTGAAAAAGCTGCATACCAATATTGCACATTCTGCACTCTATGTTTAACAATATCTCTACGTAGATTATTTCCAACATATTTTTTATCTGGATCAAAATCGCCTCTATAAACAACTCCTGGGCCAGTCAAAGATCTCCCAGATACTCCAAAGTTTGCCCATAAAATCATTCCTTCATTTGGTCTATCGCCATCAATTGCTTTAATTTTAAAATAAAAAGTACCACCACTAGTAGGAACACCTTGTAGTTGGTTTGCAGAATTTATTTTCCATCCCTCTTGAGAAGGAGGAGCATCTCCATAATCAACTCCATTAAAATTTGTATATTCAAAACTAAATTTAGAGGCTCTAGAGTTGGTAGTTATCGCATAGAAGAATGGCTCATCTAAAGGAGAATAAATAAAAGCGGGACTTGTAAATATATCTGAATTTGGTGGTTTAAATCCGCTTAATGGTAAAACCCTAACAGAATTATTTGATAAAATATGATTTTCATAACCAAGGCCTGTATTAAAAAACGTATTCCATAAGAATACTTTACCTGATCCATAGATATCCCCACCAATCTCAGTTGAAATTTTGGAATATGCAGTTAATTGTTGCTCTTTATTCCCAGTTAGATTAAAAAGATCTTTTTCTATTATAGGAACATCGGTTATATCTATGTTTTTAAATCCTAAAATATTTTTGGTGCCAGAATGTCCACTAAAATATACTATATTAATATTTGAAGCATTTATTCCAGAGACAATGACTGATCCTAGATTATCAAACGTTGTGTTAGATTGAGATATATATGCTATAGAGGGCAAAACATTAACGACTTTCTCGAAAGGTAAAATATATTCATCTTTAAATTTATTTCTTCTAATTTTTATTTGAGACTGAGGATTTTTTATTTCTCTAGGTAGTTTAATTTTTATTCCAGTAATGTTATTAAAAGTTTTAATTCCACTGATTATATAACTCTCATTAAAGTATATATTACCTGTAGGTGTTGTAAAAAAGATATCTGAATCATACAAACCAGAATCATTAAAACCTTCTAACCGAGACACATAAAATTCTACATCATCTAAATATTTTGCAGCATCGAAACCAGACAAATAATTTATATTTATAAGGTTTGTATCTAATTTTGTTGTTGTATTGAGCAAATTGTATGGAGGCGATGCTACGTATATGCCTGTACCAGGGTAATCTTTTTGATATAGATATACCTTGTCACTATCTATAGTATTTGGCAATGGAAATGTTAATTCTGTGCCAAGACTATTTATCTTAAGTTTATTTCTTTGTATATTTTGCGTGCCTATATTTACGTAATTAGTTCTATGCAGATATTGCCCAGATATTTTTATTTGCGCGCCAGTCTCTAATAAAATATTGTTAGGACTAAAGCCAGAAGCGCTTAGTGCAAAATATAATACATTTAATGAATCTTTTGATGTATCTACACCATATTGACCAGAGACAAAGATTGGATTGCTTTCAATTAAATCGGGTATAATAAAAGCGATTTTATTATCTCCAGAATAAGCAAATGGTATGTTAATATTTCCAATTTTTACATTTGATACATAATCTAGATTATCTCCACTTACTATTAAAACGCCAGAATTTGCATACACAATATTTTTATTAATTGTATGTATCTTAGGAACACCATTAACTAAAAACCCTGTATATAAATATCCTTCATTATTTTTATACTTTAGATTTTCGAATAAGATGCTTTGTTTCTTAGTAAGATGTGGTGGTACTTGAACTTCTAGGAAGTTGGGTATATTAATAAAATCATTATAAGAATTATTATATTCAGATTTAGAGTATAATAATCTTATTTGTAATCCTGATATATAATTAAATAATCCTCCAGGATAATATCCCGTATAATTTAGATTTAAAACACCAGTATTAACTAAAGTAAATTGGCCACTAGATTCAATACTAATTGCACCAACAGTTCCACCTCGACCAGCAGAGTGAACCTCTAATAAACCCGAGGATGCAGAATTATTATCAAATAATTTAAAACCCTCTAATCTTTGATCTATAAATAAATATTCGTCACCCAAAGAGTATTGACCACCAGATATAATTTCTACCCCAGTTATTTTATATATGCCACTATCTATACTCAGAGCCGGAACCTTATTATTGGATTCATCAACGAAATAAACTTTTGGATCAGGGTAAAGGTTATAACCAGAAACTCTTATATAATCGTAAGGTAATGCTCCAGACTGATGACTGATATAATTTACGGTTGGTTTCTGCACAATCCATATAGGCACAGAATTAACTGATTGTCCTCCGTTTGTATTTCCTACTTCTAATTGATATCTACCAGATAAAGAAATTGGAGGATTAGAATTGTTAGTATTAACGCTACTACCATACCCACTCTCTGGGACTGTAAAACCTACAATATTATCGCTAAGAGTATTATTGATTCCACTAACATTTTTAAATCCAGAACCGTGAGCATCATAGTAGTAATCCGCACTTATTCCATATACAGCTATATAAACAATATCCTTCTTAAATTCTAATCCAGAAATTAATATATTTTCTCCAGGTCTTGCGACAAAATCCGAAGAAAGAATAGTTGGAGCAGACTGTAATAATGTAATTATTGCACTCATTCTTCTATCACATCTCCTCTTTCAGTAATCATCTGTATAGCATACCTTCCGCTAGATAAACTGCCTATTGGCAATTTACCGCTTAATGTATTTACATCTAATAATCTACAATTAATATCAAAACCATTTATTTTACCAGGATACAAATTCTCTAAATATCTAAATTTAACATTCACAGCATTAAATCCCTGACCATCATTTAATATTGGTTTTTTGAAGCTCAATCCTGATATAAGAATTGTATCCCCTTTATACGCCGACTTTGGGAAAACTCCAGTTGCCAATGGAGTCTCTATAAATGAATCATTTGATGTTTTGGATATGTTAAGATTATTTAATAACTGTATTTTACCATCAATATGATACGGAGTCTTGGGAAGAGAAAAATTAATTTGATTTTTATTGATCTTTTGTATATTTTTTAGCTCAATTTTTGTGTTAATACTGTCTTCATTTCCAGAAACAATTTCATATTGTTTATAATATGAAATTCTTCCATCATATTCAAATGTCGATAAGTTTGCAGAAGGATTTTCAATAGCTAAATAATTTACTATGAATGACCCTGTGAATATTTTTGTTCCTAGAAAATTGTTTTCGATATCATAGAGCTCTCCAGTGATCGCTCCACTAGGAAAATTAATATTAAACCCAGTCTCTGTTAGATTATAAATATTGCTCTGATAAGAATACCAAAGCATGCCGCTATAAGCTTCATTTATTTCTTCTTCAGTTATTGGCGTACCAGTGTATAAAGACTCTATTCCGACCATTAAAAACGGTGGATATTCATATCTTTTTTGGAAGGGTATTTCCCAATCTAGCTGGTTTGAAAAAATTATTTTTTTACCACATTCGTAATAGCCACTATCATAATGTCCTGTTCCGTATTTTATTGCTAAGTAATCAATATAACCAGAACTATATATTTCTTCCCAAGAATTAACAGTGAAATCACCTGTTGTTTTAGTTTCAATATAAGTATTTTTTGTAGAATAATTTCCATCTCCAGTATGATCAAATACTAATGTAGTAAATACTGCATATCCAGTGTCTGAGAATGATGTTGGTAAACTAACTGTAGCTATATCATATCCACTACTTTCAAAAGATTTAGTAAATCTATCCACTTTCATATAATTATTAGATATCTTTGGGAATAGAAATATATGGTTATCCGCAGTTTTATTTGATATGCTATTTTTATATTGAACTAAAAATGGTCTGCCACTAATCTCATTTTGTATGCCCACATCGACTAATGTGAAAGCGTTATATCCTCGATCTTTATTGATATTTGTTATGAAAGCTATATCATTTGCAGATATCGCTCTTTGACTACCTAACGAATAAATACCAGTACCTTCAGTTAATACATAATCTTTATCATCTAAAAATGGATTTATGTATATGTATCCAGTTTCTATAGATGTTAAAACTTTGCCAGATATAGAAATTACTGAGTTGTCTGGGCCATTCTTTGGTGTGAAATTTTCAATTGTAAATATTGGATAGAAATTTAAAGTATTCTTTGGCTGAATATTAAAAAGGTTGGAAGAAATTCTTAATAAACCTGTGTCTGGATTCTCTGGCACGAGAAATGAGATCCTATTTCGGCGGTCTAGATTAAAATTAATATCTTGTTCTGCAAATAATAAATTATCTACATAATCAAGATTTCTGCCAAAGATATTAATTAGATCTCCCATATTACCTGTAATTGTGGATGTTCTATTTATCTCTGGCATAGGAGGAATATATTTAAATAAACCAGAAGATACTCCAAGGCCACCAACCCCTAAAACTTTTATTTCATTATCAAATTTTTTATATATTCTAGGAACGTTAGTCCTAATTCTTCTGTCATTAATAATTCTAAATCTATTCGCTTGATATTCCCCAAAGAATACATTTGCTACAAACCCTAATCCTTCGCCAAGAATATCTACACGATCTCCATGGGTTCCGCTAGTAGGAACAAATCCTGTAATCTTAGGTTCTGGAAATAAACTATACTGTTTAATCGTAATTTCATTAGTTAATAAATCATCTATCTTAGCGCCAATAGATTTTTTTACTAAAAATCCTGTGACGCCGTAAGCTTCGGATGGAGAATTCGAACCTAAAGGACTTACTCCAAAAATTACTCCAGCTTTTTGACCCGAGATTTCTAGGACAGGATTTAAATTATCTAATACAATATTTAATGTAGTTTCTTTGATACCAAAAACTCCACGTCTCTCTTGATATTCACCAACAACTATTTCAGGTGTTATATCTGTACTATAAGTCAAGTTTGCGGAAAGGTAATTACCAGTAATAAATTGATTATTAAAATTTGAAATACTTAGAGAATCTAAATGAACAATAGGCGCAGTATTTGATTCATTATTATAGCTTGGGGTAAAAATCCCAAGAGGAGAACGAAAAAATATTATCTCAGCATTACATGCTATTGGATTATGAGGAGCCATTCTAACGCTATGAGATTTTATATAACCTGTCTGTACTAGTCCACCAAAGTCAAATTTAATCCCATTGTTTAAAGATAACAAATTTTTAATTGGATCTTCTCCAGTAAAATAGTAAGAGAAAGATAAAGATCCTTGTATTGTATTTTCTGGAGCAACTGATAAAGCTTGATTTTGGTCAATCTCTAGATAAGGACTGACGCGCGCTTCATAAGTTAGCTGAGCTTCGGTGGAAAGAATTTCCTGATCATTTACTTTAAGTAAAATATTTTTTCCTTGATAAAACATATTAGTAATACTGTACGATAGTTTTTGTTGTTCGGATTATGTCATCTAAACTAGCTTGCATTGTTGTGTTATTTATGTATGCGTCAGGCATTTCTAATGTGAAACTATTATTATCTAAAATTCCTGACATGTTAATCTTTAAAGGTATATTTTCCCCAGTATAAACAAGGTCTTGAAATAAATTCTCCGTCATTGTCACAGTCTCTTGAGCTCTTATAGGTTTTACTTCAATTGGCGACGGTTCTCCTAATGTATATATTGGATTTAAATTACATGCAAAAGCATAAGTCAGATTGTAGACATCAGAATATGTATTATCAAATCTATTTCTACCAGAAATAATATTACTTCTTGAACTATGAGCAATGCTGTCAGCAGAAGCATTATTTGGATTATTTATAATTCTTGGCGTAGAAAATAAACTATTTGATATTAATGGATGATATGTTATGTAAGAGGCTTGCGCAGTTATTACATTATTAGGTTCAACTTTTAAACTATAATTATTTAAATAACATTTTTGTCCGGTTACACCAGCGAATGCTATAGTTACGCCATTATAACTACTAGGGGCAGCTACAAAATTTTTTATTTCAGACAATGTCCGAAAGGCTGGATCGCCAGTCGGATTAATAACATATTGTATCTGAAACGTAGTATTTCTTGGGCCAGTTGTTATTTGTTTTTTGAAAGGTTTTCTTTTACCTAAAGTATATACAGGCCCAAGAGTAATATCAGAGTTTAGATTAACTGTTAGAGCTAATAATCCTGTATTATTTATCCTAATCTCGCATTGATCATAATATATTCTTGACATATACCTTATACCTTATTGAAATTACACTATCTTATCTATGTATAGTAGTACCATATGTTAATTGGACTACGACACTCCCATCAATATCTAAGTTATAATCTTCTCTTAATAAAGACATATTATTAAAACTATAATAATTAATTAAATTTGACGTATTATGTTTCTTTAAATATATTGCTATATTTTGAGAATTATACTTCTGAGGGTAATCAAACAGATTCTTTAATTTATATTCATTTAATGATATATTAAACGCTAATTTAATATCTAATGGATATTGTAATTTAACATCTACAGGCTTAATATTCGTGCAATCAAATAAAGGTAGTCTTGGGCAAGTTATTCCTAATGTTATACTGTTAATTTTTTCTGTAGATATATCATTAAAAGATATTTCGATGTCTCCAGGTGCAACAATATTTAACTTAGAATCATCAATATTGAAGTTCTTTTTTGGAGAAATCCCACTTCCAAATTCACCATAAAAATTCCATTTAGTTGCTATGCCTGGAATAGCGCCAACGTTACATGTAAAAGCATAATCAGTTAAAAAGCCGCTATTCATAATATATTGATTATTGCCATAATTTATCTGTACATTTGCTCCTAAATCGCCAGTATATCTAATAAATTGGTCATTATTAAGAAATAGAGAATTTAGCTCTAAAGCCCCAACGTAGATGCCAACGGGTACATTTTTTAGATCGTTATTATTAGAGCCTATATATTTAACGTTCTCAAGAGGAAAGCCATAACTTGATACAATAGATTGAGCTCCTGTTACTGGAGAATTATCTATAAATATATTATTGAATTCTCTTGTTAATCTAGATAACATTCCTTTTACCTTTTGATATAAATTACACAGCATTAAGTGTAAATATATAAAAGGAATAAGGTAAATTATGGCTTCTATTAATGATATAATTGCCCGCTGGGATTCGTATCCAAATAATACTCATAATTTTATTAAGAATGATATTGTTAGATACAAAGGCAATTTTTGGTATTCTTTAAAAGATCATACTAAAAAAGCGAACACAACAGAGCCAGGAACCATATCTGGAAATTCATTTTGGGGAGGAGTAATCTCTCTACCTAACTTAGAAAAAGTGCCATTTTTTATATGGATACCGTCTTATACATCAACGGTTCAGCATAAGCCATCGATTACTCAAATTAGATTTGGTAATGGATACGAGCAAAGAATAAGCAAAACAATTAATCCAGACTTAAAAACATTTCAATTGACATTCGACCAAAGAACAGAGCATGAAGCTAGAGCAATCGTTCATTTCTTTAAATCTCGCCAAGGATCAAAATCTTTCATATACAATCCTCCAGGAATATATTCCGATACGTTTTATAGAACAAGATATGTAGTAAGAGAATGGGAAACGAATTTTACTTTTAAAGAAAATTATTCTATTAAAGCTAAGATTGAAGAGGTTTCGGCATAATGGCAATACAACCTAGTGATTACTTTCTGCAGGCTTTAGAGTCTCAAAGGGCAATTAATACTCATATACATGAGATCGAACCTACAACACCAATATTTTTATTTGAAATAGATTTAAATGAAATTAAACCTGGCACCGCAAATGATTATGGTTTGATCCAAGGCCCCATAAAAGATGGAGTAATTAGGATACATAATGATTTTAACTTATTTAAAGTAAACAGAGGAATCATAAAATGGAAGGGTAATTATTATTATCCATTTCCTGTATATGGAGAACAATTTGACGTAACATCAAATGGAACCATACCAACGCCAAAAGTTAAATTTTCAAGTCAATTTTTAGATGATGAATACAATTCTTTTTATAAATATATTCGCATGCAAATCAATGATCTCAAGGACGTGGTCGGATCAAAAGTTACAAGAAGAAAAACATTTATTAGATATTTAAGTCCAGATAATTTTGAAGGAGATGTAAATCCATTTAATAATTTCACTGATACTCCTTGGGCGACAAGAGATGGAGATACTTTAACAATTAGGACTCTAAAAAATGTCCCATCGACTTTCTCTAAATGGATTGTTTATTATCTAAGGCCTAATTATAGTAATTCAAAGATATTTACTTCATTTAAGACGGATGATAGGTCAAGAAGTTTAAATTCAAAAATTCAAAAACAAAATTATTTTATTAATTCTTTAGACTTTGCACAGCTTCATATAGATGAATCTATTAATCTATCTACAGATATACAAGATGTATTTACCACAGATATTCTAATGATTAGTGGAAGTAATACAAATTATAGTTCAATTATTCATATAGACTCTAATGAATTTAGAAATAGTTTGAATAATAAAGTAAAAATTTTATGTTCAAATAAAAACATTTCATCTTTTGATGGAGGCAGTACAAATACAATTTCATATCCATTAACATTTTCAGAGCCAAGGGAAAGTTTAGTTTCGTTTATTTCTTTCCAATCTTTAGTTGAAGGTGAGGGATACAATGGTGAATATTCAATTAATACGCAGAATCAAAATAGTTTAAGAATTAATTTATCTAAACCAATAACAACATCATTGAATATTAATTACCTAACTATTCCTACCGGTATTTATACGGGAATTAATCCATTTACTCAAGATGACGTTAAAATGTCCGTACAAAAAATATATAGAAATTTTGGATCGAACTCTTCTGGAGAATTTTCGATATCTTTTGGAACAACTTTTGATTATACTCCAAAGTTTATATATAACGCTTCTTATACGAATTTTAATCCAGATAATAATAATTTTTATATAAAAGATATTTCTTCTACAGGATGTACGTTTGTAGCGCATACATTAAATAATACGTCACTAAATGAATATAATATTAATATTTTAGCAACAGATTATATGATGGATGAAGAAACTCCAACGGGAAATGCTCAAATATTTTCTTCAAATTTTGTCGGATTAAAAAGCTCTTTTGACGAACATCGAGAAAGAATTGATAAAGTAAAACCAGAAATATTTGAAGTCGAGCTAAGCCCAGATATTTTTTATATCGATAGGAAAGTTCAAGAAGACTCTATGAATGTTGTATATGAGCTTGCATCTTTATTAGACATCGAAGGAATTAAACTACCTGGAAGACTTCTGCTTTCTAAAAATTGTCCACTTACTTATCGGGGAGAAGGATGCTGCTATGAAAGAAAAACGAGAATTACATATGCTCACAGTGGAGTCTATGGTGAGGTTGCAGGTAATTTTTATCCATTAGATAGTGCAAATACTTTGCCAATACATTCTATAAGAGCAGATCAGAGAATATTAGGTTTAAAAACGGCCCCTCCTGTAGCTACAGAAACAGATGAAATTATCGTTCCTAATGATAGAAGGAATTTTATAGATAAAGGTTATTGGGGAAAAGATATTGTATATAAAAGAAATAATTTTGTAGTTGTAGAAAAGAATGGTATATTTTATTATTTTGTAGCGAAAGTAGATCACTTATCCTCATCAGTGAATTCTCCTCCAAATGTAAACTTTTGGATTGCAGATATATGCTCCAAGACATTAAAAGGATGCAGATTAAGATGGAAGGAGAATCCAAATTTTCCTACAATAACTGTTGCCGGAGTATATGAATATTCTGGGTACTCACTCCAAACTAATGGAATACAAATAAAACAAGATGAGATGATTGCTTATAAAACTGCCTCTCCACGAGATAGAGAAAACCGTCAATTAATCGGCGTGCTTCCTTTCGGAGGTTACCCATCTGTTGAAGGAAAATACCAATCTCAACAAGGGCCACAATCTTCTAGCTAACATGAATATCGAGTTCAACTCTCAAATAAAAAATATAATTAAAAAAGAGGCGATTAAAATGTTTCCTAAAGAGATCTGCGGACTAATATATTTTAATCAAGAAACTTATAGGTTTGATATATTTTCATGCAAAAATAGAGCAAAAAATAAGAACGATAGCTTTATTATATCTCCGCAAGATTATTTAAGTTGCTCAAAATTAGGCAAAATTACAGCATGTTATCATTCTCACTCAAATGATAATTTAGAGTTTAGTCAAATAGACACTAATAATAGTAATTTATATAATATATATTATCTATTATATAATGTAAAATTTGATATATTTAAATTTTATTCCCCAAACGAGCATTCAAATAATTATATTGGTAGACCATTTATACTAGGAAAATCAGATTGTTTTACGTTAATGAAAGAGTATGCATATAGAGAACATAAGATAACAATTAATTTTCCTAATGCACTAAATTATCCAAGGTCTTTAGAAGATATTAACGACATGTATGAAAAGAACTTTATTGATGCGGGCTTTATCAAATTAACCAAAGGCACAGAATTAAAAAAATCTGATGGATTAATGATGTTATTCCCAAACGTATCAGATAAATACCCTACACATGCAGCAGTTTATCTAGGAGATAATACAATTTTGCATCAGCCCTTTAATTCTTTTTCCTGTGTAAATATATATGATAACTTTTTTAAAAAACATACCAGTTATGTTTTAAGGCATAGGAGTTGTCTATAATATGGTAAAGGTTAATTTACATGGCTATTTGGGAGAAGAGCTAGGCAAGGAATGGGAATTAGAAGTAAGTTCCGTTGCAGAAGCTTTTAGAGCTATTGAAGCAAATACTCAAAAATTTAATAAAATTTTAATAGATCAAGCCGAGAAAAACGCAAAATATGAAATATTAATAAATAATCGACCTGTATGGGTTCCAAATGCGGATAAATTACCTCAAGAGAATAAAGAGATAAAAAAAGAACATTATACCTCTCTTTGTCAATCAGAAATGTGCATGAATTTAGGTAAAAAATTAGAAACAATAGACATTGTTCCTGTCATTGAGGGAGCGGGTGGTGGAGGAGGAGGCGGATCTCAAGGATGTTTTCCCGCAGGAACAAAGATCTCGACTCCAACAGGACTAAAAAATATTGAAGATTTAAAAGAAGGAGATGAAGTTATAGCGTTTGATAAAGATAAAAAAATACATACATCAAAGATTTCAGAAACGTTTAGCCATGATAAAAATAAAATATTAAAGATAACTTTATGGGGTGGCAAAACAATTAGAGCTACAGGAAATCATTGGTTTTTAAATGAATATAATAGATTTACTCCATTAGAAAATTTTAAAATCGGAGATGTATTAATTCATCAAACTGGCGACGTATTACCAATAGAAAATATAGAAGAAGATGGCGAAGAAAAAACATATAACATGCACGTAGAAAAATATCACACTTATATAGCAGAAGATATATTCGTTCATAATGGAGGCGGAGGCAAGAGTAGCGGTGGCAAGGGAGGAATGAGTTCTGTTAAAGGTATATTCGCTATATTTTTAGGTTTATTATTAATACCATTTGGTGGGCCATTGTTAGGCTTAACACTTGCACAGTTAGCGCCAGCTATTTTGGGTTTAGTTGCTTTAGGAGTATCAATGCTTCTTATGAAACCACCACCAATGGTTAGTCCACAACAAATAGCTAACCCATCTGCGGATTTTGAGGCTGCTCCTGGAGATGGAGGAGGCGAACCATCTTATTTGTTCTCTGGACCAGTCAATACTGTAGGAGAAGGCGGGCCAGTACCATTAGGATATGGAAGACTATTGATAGGTAGTCATCAAGTCTTTAGTTCGTATGATCAATTATACCGCATACAATCAAGAAAGAATGTATATTCTGGAAGTACACCACCCGCAGACGCTGGGCAAGAAAATTATCCAACTAAAAGTTATTATTTTACTCATGAAGGATATCCAATAGATATGGTAGATACAGAAGGAAACAGCTTATCTACATCGTCTTTACAAGGAGCAAGTTAATATGGCTAAAAAATGTAAAGATTGTGATCCAAATAAATATATTGAAGGACTTGCTTATCGGGGCGCTCATGGACATTCATTTGATGGATTTATAAAATATAACGATATTGGACAACCTTACGATAGCAACGGAAATCCAACGACATCCATGGAAGCAAATGTAGAAGACATGTTAGACGCTCATAATCCTATGTTTAGTCCAAAAACAATACAAGGTCTTGCAGATAGAGTAATGGATATAGATATACAAGGCATGGACGCTACCCAAGGTTTTTGGTTTGTATGGAGTCTATCAGAGGGTTTAATAGCTTACGGCGAAAAAGCCTCAAATAATCATGTTACATCCGCAGCAATAACAAGCGCAGGTTATACGGATAATAATTATAAAGTAGCAAATCAATTTTCTTTTAATATAACCACAGATCAACTTACCTCGAGAATAACAACTAGCGGATTTCCATCTGATTTCTCTAATGGGTTATCGATTCCAGAGCCAAGATCTACAGTTACAAACATGTTTAAAAGTCGTTTATCTAAAGTTGGTTTTTTTACCGGAACAATAGTTTCAACTTTATATGGAGCAAAAATAGTTCGAGCAGGTAAAGTTGAACATCTTGAATCATCCGTAGCGAAAAAAAGTTTAACAGTTGTTGTAAGAGATACTTATGGAGATTTAAAAGTTCACGTAAGAAGTGCACCAACAATACATATATTTAAGGGACAACCATTTACTCCATATAATTTTAATATTAATTCTTCAAGAGCTCAAATTTATCCGACAACAACAACAAAAAATATAATAGAAAATCTAAACCTGGCTTGGGATGCAACAAATAAAAGAATATATGCTCCTAATGGTTATGTATCTTCCGCAATCACAAGCGAAATACATATAGAAAATTTAAAATTTACAATTCAAGGTCCAGATGCAGAACAAGGAAATTCTATAGATTTTACATTAGGAGCAGTTATTGGAGCAAGAAAGACAACTATTACCGCCCCCACAATATCAGGAAAAACTATCAAAGGAACAGTAGGAAAAGCTATTAATGAATCTATATCTGGTCTAAATGGTAAACAAAAAATTGTAAGTATATCTAATCTTCCAGAAGGCATATCATATGATGCGACAAATAATAAGATTACAGGTGCACCAGTACATGCCACTAGTGGATCTGGACATATCGCATATGCAAGCGCATCTAATGAAAATACTTCGACAGCGGTAGTGCAGATTATTTTTATCATAGGCTCTTATTCAGACAATAATAAGCCTGACGCAGGAACATATCCAACAAGAATTAATTTGCCAAGAGGATCGTTAAATGTTATTAAAAATAATAAATTTACATTTAATTTTTCTAGTAATGATTATGAAGTAATCCAATACAAAAAAATTGACGTCTCAGAAATTCAAAATATTAGAAAATATAATAGGCCAGATGGTAAAATTTGGCAAGGATCTAACCTTAGCATTGGAAGATCTGTAAAAGCATTTAATATAGATAACAGTAAGAATAAAGTTACAGAATATACAAACCCATCAGATAAAATTTTATCTTCTAACGATTTAATTTTTAACCCAGGCCTTGGAGATGAAAAAAATACAGCCTTTTGGATGCAAATAGATGATCCAAGATCATTAACTAGAGGCGTTAGTGCATGGGAATTAACTGTTATCGGCAAATGCATCATAGAAAAAAATGTAGGAGGAAGAATTGATGGACTTGGAAATGCTTGCTATAGTCCAGATGGAACATTAGGGCCTGTATCAACACCAGATAGTGAACAGCTAGACGTTACATGTACAAATACAGCGATGGGTGGATGGAGCGCAAATCCAGCAGATAATGTACCAAGAGTTAGTATATCAGGTGGAGGATCAGGAATAAATATAGCACATCAGGTCTTATTTTCTACGCCCAGAGATGGAGGATCTTTGGAGACAACATCTGCTGTAGCAAAATCTAGATTAAGTAAAAGTGGATTTCTAAAATATCCAAATGGAATACCTTCTAAAAATGGAACTTATGATTTTAAAGTTATTTTTATAGATACTTGTGCTTTTAATCATGGAAATAGTATAGCAGAAGTGCCAAGCTTTACTTCATGGATTGGAACATATGGAACAGTTAGAGCAGGAGATGTATTCGCTTGCAGCTATACAGCGACTTGTTTTGCAAAGAAAACTAAAGTATTAACTCCTAATGGATATAAGAATATAGAAGAATTAAAAATAAATGACGAAGTCACATGTTTTGATAAATATTTAAATATAAAAACATCTAAAATTAAAAAAATATTTAATCATAATAAAGAAGAAGTACCGATTTATAAAGTAAAATTAGATAACGGAAAAACCCTTAGATGTACATTAGAACATCCATTCCTAAATAAATACGGTAAATTTCGACCATTATTTGATTTTGAAGTGGGCGATTCATTAATATCTTACGATTGGAAAGAGCTTAAAATTATTTCTATAGAAAAAGATGGATATGAATTTACTTACAATATTAAAGTTGAAAGATATAATACATATATTGTAGATGATGTTTTTGTTCATAACATGGGCTATAGTAGCGGACCTAAAATTGGGTCTATACGATGCGGTAAAGGAGGATGTTGTCAAGTTACAGCTAAAGGATGCGTGCCAAAAGGAAGAGTAACAAGAACAGAGAATAGAACCGCAACATCTGCTGCCATACCTTGCGCAGGAGGAACAGTAGTAAGTAGAGCTGGAGATGTTCAAACAAAAGCAAATTATGGATTTAGATATAAAAATAATTTATTAGCATCAAAAGATATTGGTATAACGTCATTAACTAATATCTCTATATTAGATATTATTTCAGAGGGCCCTATAGAAGGTTTAGTCGATTATGAAATTGTACCTAAATTAAATGGAAGTAACGGCAGATCTCAAAAAGGAGATATTGGATGGAAAAATGG